TATCTCCTACAAAGCCCGTTTAATTGTGTAGAGATGACCGAAGCCACCTCTACTTGTACTTAGAATATCCCTATAGCTATTAGGGATACTATTACTAGGCATATACCTAAAATCGGGCTAGTAGTATTTTTAGCTATATTCCTATTTGTGACAGCACGCATTCCTACACGCCGACCATCACTAGAGTTTAGTGGCATCGCCACTAGCAAGGCCCACACTACAGATACTACAATTATTATTGTGATAGTTGTCATTTGATTCTCCACTTGGTTGTGTGATATATTATTATATCATTATAGATGCGTCAATTTTCTCAGTTTTTTAGCATAGCCCACCACTCCGCAGTATACGGGGTTGGACCAGATACCCATGAGAGAATAGCAAGCAGTATTATTGACACTGCCGCAAGTACGGTCCAGCTTGCTATTAGTACTACGGCAGCTTTAGTCAGCCCTGATACTGCCATAGCAAATGCTACTATTATTGAGTCGATTGTATTTGATACTTTAGTCATTTGATTCTCCACTTGGTTGATTGATACTATTGTATCATTATAGATGCGTCAATTTTCTCACTTTTTTATTGACATATTTGGTAAAAAAGGGCCACCCCGAAGAGTGACCCTGTAGTCATTTTTTACGCTGCCACGATTTTCTATTTTTATTATTAGTCGATCGTGACACTGTGCGTAAATTTTTTGGTTTGTTATTAGACCTGTTTCGGTCCTTGTGGTCTACTTGACCATTAGCTTTTTTGCCAGTAGTCATTTCCTTGACAATACGGTGTGCATACACTGCTTTGCCAGCTATACGTACTGTACGATAGCCATCTCCATGATCAGTCCCCGCAAGCCCTCCTGCAGCCTGTCGGCCACGAGATTCTTTCCAATACAACTGTCCATTTTTTAGCTTGAAGAGCTTATTCCATTTCTTCATTATAGATGCCTCATTTTTCTCAGTTTTTATTATACGGGCTTAGCGTCTGTAATTGTTTTCTCTGTTGTTCATATTGACACCAGAGGTAATCTCAGGCAACATTTTAACAATTTCTTTACGAGTCTGTCTAGAGACATCCCCAGAGACATTAATATTGTATACTTGCTGCGACTTTGTTTTCAAGTCTGTAAAGTCTGATATTTTATCAGCAGGGACAACTAGCTCGCCTGGAGTTAGCATCGCTGGAACACTGTCCATACCTGCCCTTGAGTAAGCAGTGTTAGGAACTAGACCGCCTTCACTAAATCCAAGAAAAGAAGTAAAACTGGAAAAGCCACTTGAGATGCTACTCATTATGTTAGAGCCAAATCCCTGTATACCACTAAATATCCCGCTAAAAGAACTAAATATACTACTCCCACCAGAACCGCCACTTAGCATAGATGTTAAGCCGTTAAACGCCTCGCTTAAAACAGAACCTAGCCCTTGGAAGAGAGATTTAGCTAGACCGCCTAAGCTTTTAAGAAGTCCACCGTTTCCTGCTTCGGACTCTTTCCAACTATCTGTAATAGTTTTAGATATACCCGACCCGATTTTAGTACCAAATTGTTCAGTACCTGCAAATAAATTCTCTAGTATACCGTTTTCACCACTTAAACCAAGACCTTCAAACAAAGAGTCTGTAAAGCCTGTAGCAAAGGATTCAATTACTTTAGAAGTAAAACTCTCAGCAATTTCTCCAAATATAGTAGAAAAGTCACCAGTTCTTAGCGCATTATAAAAACCAGCACGGAAGTCTTCTTGGAAGCTTGATGCTAAAGACTCTGCTTGTTTGTTCTCTCCGTCACCGTCAACGTCACCAGAGGGTTTATTTTTATTTCCATTAGCGATATCTAAATCAAATACTTTTAAATTTCCATCTTCATCGTATTTAGAAAGCTGTGCCTCAATTGCTGCTAATGCTTCGTTTGCATCTGCAAGATTTTTAATAGCTGTGTTTTGAGAAGATTTATCTAGTGTTTTGTCCGAAACCCTAATGATCTGTTTTTCTTTTGCGACTTGGTTTTGTAAGTAGGCTTTTCGACTTATAAGGCTGGCGTAACCACCATCCATAAATTTTTGAGGCATCATGCCATTATTAATCATAGATAAGAAACCAGCACCAAACTTTTTAACAGCTGAAGCCTGAATAACAAACTCACCATTAGAAAGCATTGCAGGGATTGAATCGTCTCTAGGGCCACCTGGGCCTGAGATGTAGCCACCTGAAGCCTTACCTTTTATCCCCATTTGAATGAAGTCTGCTTGGGTTTGATCTTCAAAACTACTAATAGCGCCTGTATCGCCGCCTGTACTAAAGATACTTCGGAACCAAGACTTAACCGAACTAGTCGCCTTATTGAAAGCATCAATAATTGCATTAGGTAAGTCTACAACTACGATGTCGTAGAGTTTAGTACCAATACCTTTTATACTAGACATCAATTCTTCGTTATTAAGCACATCGAATGCTAAACCTACAACACCACCAACTGCAGCGCCGATAGCTACACCTAAAGGCCCACCAATGGCACCTAATTGAGCCCCTGCAACAGCACCGCCAATAGCACCATCGAGAGCCTCCCCTAAGCCCCCAAGCGCATCATCTGGTACAATAGCATCTGCGGTTAATTGAGCAAAAGAACCTGATAATCCTGCTTTAAAAGACTTACCTAAAAGGCCACCTGCCTTATTAAGCCCTTGTCTAGCTTTTTCTAACTTAGGGCTTGTCTGAGCTTCAAGACTTAATTTCTCAAAAACACCCCCTAATACACCAGTAATTCCTACAAATGAGGCAGTCTTGAATGCTAAACCGAACAGAAGTTTTGCAATAGTACCAGCGAAAGACTTAGTGCCGTTCAATAGTATACCTGCAGCCCCCGCTGTTACAAGAGCAATAGAAACTACTCCGGCTATTGTATCCGCAATTTCGTTTGTATTAAATCCAAGATTAAGCCCTTCAAGTAAGCCACCCCCTAGTTCTGTACTGCCCAATAGAATTGCATCAAAAATTCTTTTAAACACACCACGGCCTTCTGCATCTTCTTCAAAGAATTTAACAATACCATCTCCGATTGCTACACCTAATTTGCGGATAGCGCCACTTTCTGCTGCTTTGGTTAAAACATCTGGACCGAAACTTACACCAAGCGCAAGAAGAACAATAGGTAATTTTAGAGCAGCCAAAAAGGCGGTACCTGCAGCAGCGCCAAGAACAAAAAAGCTACCTTGTAAAAGATTGCTTGTTACTTCGGGGAATTTAACAGCAAACCCTGTTGCTAGAAGCCCACCTGCAATAAGATACTTGTTTTCTTCTGCTGTCTCTAAAACCTGACTTGCAATTCCTGGGGATCTGTTTAAACCGGGCTGTGGACCAAAAGCATCAAGGCTTTCCCCAAACACGGCATCAACACCGCTATTAGCTATGCCAATAGCACCCCCTCTTGCCTCTGTGTAATCCCCCAAGGCAGCTGCGGCGTTTTTAATAGAAGTTGGTAATTCTTGAAAGAATTCAAGAGTCTTATTTAGCGCACTAGACTCTGTTATTGCTGAACTGATAGCGCTTACAAAACCTCCGATAGCGGTTGTACCGCCCTCAAAATAAGAAACAATACCACCTGAACGTTCACCTCTACCTGCTTCACCAAACTGGTTAAAGTCCCTAGCACCTAAGAATACGTCTTGAAATAAGGTCTTAATTTTAGTAGCCCAGCCGCTAAGTTTTGATAAAACATCTTGTATAGCTGCTGTAAACTTAGGTCCACCAATCCTATCGGTGCCTTTCCAAAATAGACTTGACCAAGTTGAGTTTAAGATAACATCATTAAAAATATCAAAGAAAATATCTTTTACCGACACCGCAAAACTTGTAAGGTTTCCAACAATTTCAGAAAGGTTTGGCAGATAACCAGAAAGGTCAAGGGGTGGTATTTTAGCAAATAACTTTTGGAAGCTACTTTCTTGGCCATCTTCGTTGGTAAGACCTATAAATTCTTTTAGAGAATCTGAGGCTGCTGTAAGAGAATCCTTAAAACTTTGTACAGTGAAACTTTCTGAGAATAATAAAGAAACAGTATTATATAAATTTTTTGCTGTATCTGTAAAGTCCCTAGCAAGATTTCTTAACTCGATACGTAATATAAGAAAGTTAATTTTTGCATTGTCGGCAATAAACCTAAATGCAGTAGTTAAAAGCTCAATTTTACCTCTTGCATTATCTGAGAATCCTGCAATATCATCAATAGCAGCTAAAGCCCTTGTAAACTCATCTTTCATTACTGTTGAAAGAGAACCAACAGTAGGTTCTAGAGTAAGGAATTCTTTTTCAATAGCAACAATCTGACTGATAAGCGCATCAAATACAGCTTCAGAAGTAATCTGACCGTCTTTAGCTAATGAGCGAAGCTCCCCAAAGGGTTTACCCATGCCATCAGCAATAGCTTGTGCAATACGTGGCGTTTGTTCAAGTACAGAGTTAAGTTCTTCGCCCCGTAGCTCACCAGAAGCCAAACCTTGACCAAGCTGAACAATAGCTGCTCGTGCTGACTCAGCAGACGCACCGGATAGTGTAGCTGCTTTAGCCACTACCTCTGTAACAGCTAAAATTTCTTCTGTAGATTTACCTGCATCAGAAAGCGCTAGACCAAAACGGTTAAACGTTGCAGTAGTAGTATCAATAGAAGAACGACCTCTGGCTGCGATAGCGTAAAGCCGCTGTAAAGCTGCTTGTGACTCTTTTCCTCTACCTGTAACAAGAGCAATGCTGTTTTCAAGGTTCTTAAGGCTGTCCGCAGCCGAAACAATACCTTTAACAGAGACAAAACCGGAGTACGCAGCAACAGCACTTTTAATCGAATTTGCAAGACCGCTAGTAACAGATTGAATCTTTCCAACGGATTTTTCTAATTTTTGTAATTCACCTCGTGCTTGGGTTGTATTAGCACGTACCCTGATTTCTACACCACTCATGATGCCTCCATTTAATAAAATTGCCCCCTAACAGTCTCGTATATCGAGAGCCATCAGAGGGCAGTTATTCAAGGGATTAGTATACCTATTTTCATTAGCACTTGTTCTATAAAATAACGAGGTGCTTGTCTACTGTGTCCATTGTTGAGGACATCTATGTATTCGACTTCGTTAGAGATAGTACCATCCCTAAAACCATAAGTGTCATACTTTTTTATATTTTTCCAACCACGCCTTGCTCTACCTGTGTCAACAGGTGTAACGACCTTTAAAGTATCGGTTGCGTAATCAATTCTATCATCAAGTTCAAGGTTAGTCATTTGACTAACTTCCTTTTCAACTCTGCGCATTTCTCTTTGAAAGTTAACAACTTCCATACTAAAGACTTCAGCCATGGTAGTTTCCTCATTTAATCTTCCAACCAGAGGAGTCTCCACCTTTGGCTCTAAGCATCATATCTAAGAACTTACCTTTAGGTACTGCTCTATCTGGAATCTGTTTATCTTGTTGACCTTGTTTAATGGTTTTCAAAGATTGGAATATGCTTTCAGCAGAACCTTTAACCCCTGCCGCACGTAGTAGCAAGAATGTTCTTTGATCTTCTTGCCAGCCAACAGGTCTTTGTTTGAAGAAACTAATCCATTTTAGTAACTCATCATAAGGCATTTCTGATAATAATTGATAAACAGGAATCCTTAGATTATAAGCTATTTCATATAATGTTTCTTCTTGTGCAGTTAGTTTCCCGAAGAAGCGCCCCCTAACCCCGCAATGCTCATAATCTTTTCAGAGAGTTGGGTCAGTTCGCCAACGGGAAAACTATTAAAATCCTCATCGGTAATTTCAGCAGCACCTGTAACTGCTAGACGAATGACATCTTTGATTAAACTAATGTCATCGTATTCATCTTTTTTATTTTGTGACTTTTTAATTAAGTCTTGAATCTTAAAAACCTCAGTTACTGTTAGTTTTTTAACTTCTACTTCTTCACCCATAAAAGTAACTTTTTCAGTAATGGTTCGTCCAACTAAATGTTTCATAATTTCTCTCTAACTAAGCTTGTCTTGTTCTGTAAATAGTTCTTGATTGTTTGCCTGAAAATCATCAAGCATTTTTCGTACTGTATGTAATACAGAAAGAGTTTCTAGGCAATCTTTGCCTTCTCGTGAATCTTCTTTAAAATCTTTGAACCGTTCAAAACTCTTACGAATACTAATATCTACACTACGGCGCATATGTCGGAATGTAGTTCGCATAACAAATGCTTTACTAAATGGTTTATCTGTCATAATTCTCTTTCTATAATAGGTATAAAAGCCCCCGTTAAGGGGCTTCTACATTTTTAATTTACACTGTTGCTGGACCAAAGAAGTCTGATTGAGCCGACAGAGTAACAGTTGCGGTTGTCGCATCTGTCAACTGTGGGTTAACCAAGATTGCCTCAATTTTACCTTTAAAGTAAAAAGAAGTATTCTTTGCGGCGTTAGCGCCAGCATTAGAGTCTGCAAGATCTACAGCAGCATCACACATCATAAAGCGGAAATAAACTTGTTGGCCTACAAGAGTATGGAACGCAGCCATGTCTCCGGCGTTATAGTTTACTGTTACTTCAAGTGTTGGTGCGTCTGACTGACCTTGGATTTGAGACGATGTGTTTTGACCGTAAACAGGTACGTTAACAATATTTGCTGGCGTACCGATAGAAGGGAATTCACGTACAGAAGGCATACGAACAATATCTGCTGCATCTACGTCTGTTGTATTAGTATCGAAAAGTGCGGAATAACCCGTTGCCGTTTCAGCAGTAGGGGTCACGGTAGCACTATCTGTAAAGATATCTAGATAGGAAAAGATACCTGAACTAAGTGAGTCGATATGTGCCATTTATTATTCTCCATATAGTTTAAATGGTATTAAGTATCTGGCGCTGTATAGCGCTTTATTAGATGGGTCTAGCCCTTCCACATTCAAATAGGATGTTCCAAGCTCTGTTCCATTTGTTAATTTTTTGTTTTGAAGACTTACGTCTAAGATATCTGCTATAGCCATGATACGGGCTTGACCTTCACCTGCTTTAACAAATATTTTAATTGCAACTAAACCTTCAGTCTGTTTATTACCGCCATATGCGTAGTGTTCACTGTTGCTAGGTAATACGTTAAGCCTACAAAATTCTGTTTGATCAGAGATAGTACCTTGATAGTTATCTGGGTAAATATCAATGTTGTTTGAAGTCCAAGTGGCAGAGTTAAACACTGCCTCAATATCGTCTAGAACATTATCATACATTATTGTACCTCTTTAGTTAAGATGGCTTCAATAGTAAAATTATTGTCCGTGTAGTCAACAATATTGTAGACCTTTGATTCAACTGTTAATACATCGTAAACCGAAATATCAACACCTGACTTCATAACAGCTGTAGTTGTGAAGCCCTCTCCAGAAGGTTTTTGAGTAGACTGGATAATTACGTCCACAGTTTGACTAGTAATAGTGCTAACTGTTTGGCGTGATCCAAAATCATAACCAGAAACCGACTTAGTAGAGAGGACTCCTTGCTTAACTATATCATCCGCAGCAATAAAAGCCTTGTTAACAGCGGCAGTTACTTTTGCAGAAAGAGACATTAGTTAGCCCTCCACCAACCAGAACCTTGTCCCTGTGACCCTCTACGGATCAAAGGTCTAAGGGGTTTCATAACGAAGGAAGGTGTAATAGAAATTCTAGTTACATCATTATTAGAATCAGATAAACTAATATTACCGATACTAATACTCTCGTATGTCTGGGTTGTTTGAGCTAGCAAGTCTTCATTATTTAACAAATGCAAGGCTTGTTCATAAACAGCAATCTTAACTAAACTAGGAATTTCTGAGTTAGTAAAGGTAACATCAAACCCCATACGAGGGTCATAGTACATTGCATTTTTACGAGGCCAAGCCAGAGCTTGCGAAGAGCTAATAGCTGAACCAATCCAAGGATTGTTATCTATAATTTGTGTAGCAGTTACTAGAGCTTCATCTTTTAAACTATCAGAAGCACTATTCCATTTTGCAGCATCAATTCGGGTCTCGAAATAACTTTCTGCTGAAACA